TTTCCGCTTACGCTTAGCGGCTTGTTCGCTTTTTGATATTTTTCTTGCGCTCATGAGTAAGCAATTCTAAGACCATTGATTCAAGTTTATCTATGCGCGACACGATATTTGATGCCTCAAGTATTGAAGGCACTTCATGTCTAATAATGTATCTAAGCCCACCGACAATTAACGCGCAGCACGAAAGGATGGCAGCTACAAAACCTGCCCATTCAGCCGGGCTCAACGCCGACCAAATGCCGTGTCGTTAGGATTTAGCCAACGTAGAATTACTGGAAGGCTTGCTACTAACGCTGCATTTACAATTGCAGGTGCATCCCAGCCCACCGCTAAATAGGTTGCTATTCCTGCGGCTAAAAAGCTTCTTGCCCAGCTTGCTGCTACTGCCTTTGCTTGCTCCATTTAAGGGCTCTCCTGTCAATATAGGGATTTGAAACATACTGCCATCTGAATCGCCCTTAGCAGTAAAGCTAACATGGATGTGTGTCTTATGTGGGTTTATGCCTGTGTATTTTCTCCACTTGTAGTTTTTCTTCCAACTGGCAATTTTGCTATTGAAGATAATGTAACTGATTCTCTTATCAGATCTGGCAAGTAGCCGTAACTGATCCGCAAGATCAAAGGCTTCAGCCGGGTTTGATTGCAGATTAGCGTTAATGTCAATGGCACGTACAATGCCTTCAGCAGTTGGATTGTGATCGGACTTACGCGCTGCATGACGTTGATCACCGAGCCACCCTTCAGGTGCAACTCTACTTCTATCGGGGAACGCATCATCTATTTGCTCGCGTAATTGCTGACCAGCTTTGCATAGTTTAGGCATATTAGTTATTTAGCACAATCCCTCAAGATTATGCTAGAAGCAGTTTAGCCTCATCCTCAGTAATCCCTAGCCGATCTAGCAGGGCTGCCTTTACTGTTAGTGCAGCTTTTTCTTTTTCTACTTTAACTTTTTCAAGCCTAATTTTTTCAGCCGCTATTTCATCAGATGATGGCGCAATAACGCCTTCAGTATAAACAGTTAGCACACCTTGCGAATAATGCCATTCTGTATTTGGAATTAAACTATGGATTGCATCTTCATCAATTATCATTATTAAGCTCCAATTTCAATAAGAGTTAAAGTTGCTGTTTGGTTTTCAACTGCCATAAAAGTAGTGTTATTGGTAACGGCTCTGCGCATCTGCACTTTATAGGTTGTGGCTGAAGTTGTGCTTGGTGAATCAAGATAAACAATTGATGCACTTCCGTGTAGCGCAAGGCTGCCTGATGGCCCTTCATAAGAAATGTTGGTCGCTGCAATTTCTGTTGAAGTCCGTACTATATTGTAATAAGACAAAACTGAAGTAGTAGAAGTAGTGTTGGCAGATCTTACAGGAGCTGCCAAAATACATAAAACTTTAGATGATGCCGAGCTAGGCGTAATGGCAATACTTAAAAGAGTATCAACATAAGTTGCGCTAGTTGTGCTTTCTTGTGTTGTACTTACGTCTTGTACTACCTGCAAAACCTTGCCACCACCAGCAGCTGCAGCCCACTTTAAACCTGTGCTAGTTGAAGAATCAACTTGCAATGTGTGTCCATCTGTGCCACCAACTGCTAGACGTGCAAAAGTATCTGCACCCGTTCCAACAATTAAATCGCCTTTAGCATCAACAGCAGTTGCCATTGTGTTCGTTACAACTGGTATCGGGCCAGTACCACTAGCAACCGATATACCTGTGCCAGCTTGCACTTCAGTTACATCACCAGCACCGCTAACGCCTACCCAAGCTGTACCATTGTAAACTTCAACTGCATTGGTATCTTGCAGATAACTGACCATACCTTCAGCTAATACGCTGGTGAGCGCGCTAGTGCGAGCAGCAGCATTAGCAAACACCATAACTGTTTGCTCATTTAAATAGGTATTAACCTGAGCTGCTGTTAAGACATCACCTGTCTGAAACAGCTTATATCCTGCGCCTGCCATATTTCTCCTTAGTAGCTCAGACTATCTGAGCCTAGTATACCTGATACATCTGAATCTAGGACAAAACCTGCCAATAAAGGTTCTGTGGTGTATAGCGTAGTCATCCAGGATGACTTTGTTATATCGTGATGGATGGCATTTACCAAGCTTGATTGCACCACGCTGGATGAGCCAGGGGTAGTCTTAGTAACTGTTACGCCATCTAGTAATTCTATGTCTATGCCCGCTAAAGGCTTATTAGGGTTAGCATCATCATAGAGATTAAGCTGAATGCTATCTATGCGTATCTCAGGGTCTTTACGTGTGGCTAAGATGCCTTGGGCTTGATTTAAAGCCTCTGCATCTGTCTGTACTAATATGCCTGAGCGTGTGCCTGAATGAAGAAAGAACTTATCAATTGAATCTTGGTCAAAGGCATTCTGAGCTGTACCGCCTAGGCGTGTGATAGTTACGTCATTAATCAGCGTAGTATCGTCTAACGCTACTACCGCATTGGTGTAGGAGATGTCCACGCCTTGATCACTAAACTCATAGACCGGGAATGCTGGTGCGGCTATAAGCTCATTACGGCTTACAAAATTGACCTTGCCATTACCATCTAGGAAAATGCCGCCAAACTCGCTCTGTTCCACGTTAAACAGCGCTTGAAGGGCATCTCTGTCTGTGCCAGGGTCGGCTTGCAGGGTTGAATCTCCTGCATCAATATCGCGCAAGCTAATAGGCCAATCAATCTCATCTAGGATGGCATTTACCCTAGCTCCTGAGAGTTGCACCCCTGAGCCTGGCACAGTTGTTATGCCTGAGCCTGCAAGCAACTTAAAGCCATCTACGCATTTTAAGGTAACTGTGCTTAATTCATCGTTGCCTTGCCTAAAGCCTGTGTCATAGTTAGTAATAAAGCCTGAGAACAAAAAGTAATTGTTAGTTGCATAAGTAGCATAAATGATAATCTGTCTAAGCGGCACAAGGTTTGGATAATAAATACTGGCAGGGTTAGTCGGATTCCAATCGCCATTCTGATCATACAAAGTTACATTGGCTGTGCCAGCTTCAAACTGTGATGTGATGCGATTGCGCCCACGGCGTATATTTACTTTAGTTACCAAGTTGGTAATTTCAAGCGGCAACGTGCCTGAACCAAGCGTATTTGTGCCTAATATTCCTTCAGTTGCACTTCCTAAGATTAAAGGATTGATTTCAAAAGCGGTATCGCTATCAAAGTCAACAAAGACACGCAGCGTAGGTGCTGGCATTAAATTGCCCTACTGCTCAACAATAAGTTTTTGCCTGTTCTTTGATAGTTATATTGGACATCTGTTATGACCTCTGCTAAATCCTCAGCAGCTATAACTGAACCTTCAACAATTACTGTGATGCTAGGTTGTGATTCAGCTAGTAATTGCTCCGCTAAAAGCAATTCGGCTTCAGCTAATGCTGCGCCTGCTAGTGAGTTTGCTTCAACAGCATCAATCACTTGAGGATTTCCAGCCAAAAACTCTTTTACTACTTCATCCGTTAACGCCAGCAGGTTTCCATTACCACCGCCACCGCCACCGCCACCGCCACCGCCACCGCCACCAGTTAATTGACCATTGATGTAGACATTGTTGGCGTTGACATCCATACGTTCTAGCTTGGTAACTGTCATCTTTTCTTGGTCCAGTTTTAGACCTTTTTCAGCAAACAGCGTTTCAATAGGAATTTTAATGTTTAGGGTTTTTAGCAATTCCTGAATGCGTTTAATTGTTCCAGGCCAATCGGCAAATGGATCACCAACCATTTCATCTAAACTGTCAAGAATCAAAGCCAATTCAGCAGCAGCAGCCTCGGCCTTAATCAACTGACCTTCTAAGATAATAGCTCGCTTGACATCCTCATCAAGAATGGCCTGCATTAACTCTAGTCTTAGGCGCTCTACATCGTTAATCTGACCACCAAGCGCGGCAGCAATTTGAATACGATCTAACTCAAAACGCTTGTTGATTTCATTGATTATGCCTGCTTCAGCAGCTTGTTTTTTCTTTTCAGAAGTTATTTTCTTTTCACCAGCTATGCGTTGTGCAGCACTTTTAGCCTCAGCCTTGGTCAATGCATTCTGTGTTCTTAAACGTGCGCGGTTGCGTTCTTCCTCACGCCTGCGCTCTTGAGCTTGGATTCTTGCCGTTGCTGATGCAAAACTTTCGCCAGGATCACCCATAACAATGCCACCAATGACAAAGCGTGTGAAGCCTTCAAACAATGCACCTAAAGCCTTAAATGGTGCGCTGTCTACAATGTCTTGGAATGTATCCTTAGCATCTTTGCCAAACTCAACAACTGCTGCGCTGAGATCACCTAATGCTTTACCTAGGTTTATGATGCCTTCTTGTAAATCTTCAATAGCAATATCTGCATCTTCTAAGCCTGATACTAAGCCTTCGCCAAATGCTTCCTTGGCTTGCTCAACTGCTGCGCTAAGTCTTGCCATTTTGCCTGCAAAAGTGTCTGTTGCCTTACCTGCTGCGCCATCAAATCTTTCTTGCAGGTCTTTGATGACATCTTCAAACTTACGACCTTTTAGCTCTGTTGTCGTATAGCCAATGCGTAGACGTGCTAGTGCAGTTGTTTCGCCTTTGTAAGCTCGCTGCAAAGCATTGGTAATTGTGTTTAGGTCTTTGCCAGTTCCAAGGCTTACGTCTAAGGCTGTTGATAAAATCTTTTGAGCTGTGGTCGCATCCCCTGTCGCCTGAGATAGGCTGATAAATGCGTTAGTTAACTTATCGCCTGCAACGCCAGTAGCCAGTTCTAACTTGTCTATAAACTCATTGATGAATGGTGAAGCAAAGCCTAAGTTGACCGCATTTAACTGTGTGGCTAGTAATTGCGCTTCTTTTGTGCTATCGCTGAATGCCTGTACAGATGCCTTGCCAAACTGTACAACTTTAGTTACTGAGAAAACGGCAAGGAACTTCTTGCCTAACTTGGTAAAGGCATCATCTGCCTTCTTTGTGCCTTTGTCGTTGTAACTCGTAACTATGGGAAATACAATTGCCACGTTACAACCTCGCTATCTCAGCATTGGCGTTAGCTGCTACTTGTTCTAAAACTTTTAATACTGTGGCCTTGGCTTTGCCTTGATCCTCAACTAAGTTTCTTCCCATCAAGCGACCTGATGTTTTAGCCGTGCGCCCGGTCTGCTCTAGATTGCCAATGCCATTATTTAAGTTAGCAATAAAATCTCTACCAGCATCACGGTTGTTTGACTTAGATTGCGAGCTGCCGTATCTGTTTTGTCTGCCAGCAGTTTCTATAATCGCACCAGCAGCAGATTTGTTTAATAGGCTAACAAGTGATGACCAGCCTGTGCGATTGCTTTTACTTTTGGCTAATGAATAAGTTAAGCCACGTCTAACTACATTAGGTTCAAAGCTAGGAAAAGCGCGGTTGCGACCAGTACGGCTCTTGCGCTCATAACCTGGATAATTAAAGCGAGATAGGTTATCTATTGTGCCAGGCACATCGCTACGCGCTGCCTTTGTAATTTCTTTTAAGGGCGCAGCAATCTGGGCGTTATATGCCTTAAGGGTTTCAGGGGCTAGTTTACGCAGTATCTTTCTAGCCTCTACGACCCCTTTTACCTCTGTTGGCATTCTCTCGCTCTCTTGCCTGCTGCTTAAGCACTTCGTAAAAAGCCTTAAGCAAATCTGTGTCCATGTTAATAAACTCGCTAGGCGCGATCCCTGTATGGATGCTCAACTGAGCAATTCTATACGTGAAGGAATCGCGCGTTAGCCATTTGGGGAATCATCTGACACCACATCCACAGCAGCTAGAGTTTCTAGAAACGCTGCGCCAAAAGGTTTGACGTCAGGCGCATCTGCGCGGCGTAGACATTCCCATGCAAGCCAATAGATATGTTCTTGCTTTTCATCCTCGCGAAAGGCTTTGTGAAAGCCTTTGCGAAATTGCTGCTCAAAAGCATATTCAACAGATGGACTTACTGAGTGTGTGCTCTTAGTTCCATCAGCCCTTGTTACTATTATTCTTGCCATTTTTGCCCCTTTGTTAAATTAGAACGTGCCGGTGTCGGCTTTTGTAACAGCAGAGTTTAGCGTAAAGGTGATGTCTTGTGTTCCAATATCGCCAACCGCGCCATTAATAGGTGTTAGATTGTTTACAAAAATATCAAATGTGTACAACGGATTGGTTGCAGATACTGCTGGCACTTTAGCCTGCACCATCTTCACAGCCACAGTTGTGCCAAATGCAGCGTTAAGTGTCTGCAATACGTTTGATGTTGCTGTGTCGTTTAGCAAGGAAACAGTTAGAGTTCCTGATTCCAAGCCTTTAACAAACTTGTGTGCAGTATCTCCCATCGCTGTTACTTCTAATTCGTCAGCAGCGTAGTTAAGAGTTACTGAAGTTACGTGGTCGCTAAGATCAATCGCGTTA